AAAAGTATGATGAAACTCAAATGTTACTAAGAGATAAATGTGGATGTAATATTAAAAGAGAAATGATTGGAAAGAAAAACAAAACAGTAATGACGATTGGAGAATTTGAAAAACCAGATAATGTCTATCGACCAAAACAATTTAAACCTAAGGAGGTCTTTTGAGAAAAACGGATCATAACAGAGGAAAACAGGACAGGCCTTCCTTTATAAGAAAAAGTAAACGAGACAAGTTTGAAGTTATTGGAAAAGAAACTGATGTGTATAAATGTAGGGATTGTAAAAAAGTTTATAATCAGAAACATTTTCATATAGCTCAAAATGATAACTTTGGTAGAGCTAGATTAAAAACAACTTGTAAGTTTTGTTATAATCGTGATCGAAATGTACGACGAGCCATGGCAAGCAATCTTCCTCCCATAACCGAATTTTGTGAAGGAGGGTGTGAAAGAAAATCTTCTGAACATAAACTTTATAATGATCATTGTAAAAAAACTGGCAAGCATCGAGGTTGGTTATGTCATAGTTGTAATACTGGAGCAGGTCATTTTGGAGATGATCATAAAGGTATTACTAGAATAGCAAATTATTTAAAAGAAAGATCATTTAAATGAAAACAATTGTATTAGGACCACCAGGTACAGGTAAAACAACTACACTTCTTAATGAAGTAGATAATTGTTTAAAAGAAACAGATCCTGATAAAATTGGTTATTTTTCTTTTACACAAAAAGCTGCATACGAAGCTAGAGATAGAGCGATGGATAAATTTAATTTATCTGAAGATGATCTCCCTTACTTTAGAACCTTACACTCACTTGCATTTAGAAAGCTAGGAATAAAAAAAGAAAATGTAATGCAAAGAAAACATTACGCAGACCTGGGTAAGAAAATTAATATGCGTATTGATTATAATGAATGGGATGAAGAACAAACAGGTTTGTTTACTACTAACAGCGATTACTTAAGAGTTATTCAATTAGCTAAACTCAGAGGGATTACACCCGAACAACAATATAATTTACAAGAACATAGTCAGGATTTATCTGTAAGAGATTTAAAAAATTTAAGTGGTGAGTTGGAAGAATATAAAAAACAATATGGTCTTATAGATTTTAATGACATGATTACTCAATTTATTAAGTCTGATGTTTGTCCTAAATTTGATACGGTTTTTATTGATGAAGCTCAAGATCTATCTCGGATGCAGTGGGATATGGCAACAGCACTTATGTTTAATGCTCAAGACTCTTTTGTTGCTGGTGATGACGACCAGGCTATCTTTAGATGGGCAGGAGCAGATGTAGATAGTTTTATTACACAGAAAGGAAAAGTTTTAACATTAACTCAATCGTATAGAATCCCAAGAGCAGTACATGACTTAGCTATGGGAGTTGTCAAAAGAATTTCTAATCGTTTACATAAAGAATGGAAACCAAAAACCCATGAAGGAATGTTAACTTATTATAATGAATTTAAAGATGTAGATATGAGAAAAGGTAATTGGTTAGTCTTAGCTAGGACCAGGTATATGTTAAATGATTTAGAGAACATACTTTACTCTCAAGGATTATATTACAAAAATAAATACAAAAAAGCATACGAAAAAGATTTATATGAAGCAGTTATAGACTGGGAAGAATGGAGGAAAAACAAGCACTTAGATCATGAAAAGATAAAAAGAATTGCTTCTTACATGTCTCCTAATAGTTATGCAAAAGAAAATTTACAATATTTAGATAAAGAAAAATTTTATAGTATTGATGAATGTTCTAATCATCATGGACTTAGAGTTAAGTCTGTGTGGTATGAAGCGTTTGACGATGCTCCACCTAAACAAGTGAAGTATATTAGAAAGATGAGAGAAAATGGTGAATTATTAAATAAAGATCCGCGTATTTTATTATCAACCATTCACGGTGTCAAGGGTTCAGAATGCTCTAATGTAGTTTTGTTAACTGATTTAAGTAAAAATACTCAAAAAAGTATGGATCGTTATCCTGATGACGAAAATAGATTATTCTATGTTGGGGCAACACGAACCAAGGACCATTTACATATTATTAAACCTAAAGATATTTATAAATCATTTAGAATATGAGCGTATATAAAAAACAAGTGGGTGGATCCCATTACAAGAATATGGCAGTGCAGCCAAGTGAGTTTATCAACAAGAACAAATTGCTTTTTGCAGAAGGAAATGCTATAAAATATATCTGCAGGCACGCACATAAAGGAGAGAGGCAAGATTTGGAAAAAGCTAAACATTATATTGATATGATTATTGAGAGAGATTATTCAGAAGTTAAAACTATTAATCCATTAGACAAAAAAAATTCTTGGGGGATCATTAAAAAATAATGCAAATCCCTCTGTTCAAGCCACAAACAGAGTGGCTCCCACCAGAAGACTTTCCAGACTTAAGTCAAGCATGTGAAATAGCAATCGATTTAGAAACAAAAGATCCTAACTTAAATATAAGAATGGGATCAGGATCAGTTATTGGTGTTGGAGATGTGGTTGGTATTTCTTTAGCAACCGAAGATTTCTGTGCTTATTATCCTATCGCTCATGAAGGCGGTGGTAATATGGATCGTAAGATGGTTTTAAAATGGTTACAAGATGTTTTAAATACTAAGTCTGATAAAATATTTCACAACGCTATGTATGATGTCTGTTGGTTAAGATCATTAGGTCTAACAGTTAAAGGTAGAATTATTGATACGATGATAGCTGCCGCATTAGTTAATGAAAATAGATTACGTTATGATTTAAATGGATGCGGAAGAGATTTTGTTGGTAAAGGTAAAGATGAATCAGCTTTATACGCAGCAGCTAAATCATGGGGAGTTGATCCTAAAGCAGAGATGTACAAACTACCAGCCATGTACGTTGGAGCTTACGCAGAGCGTGACGCCCAACTCACACTGGAGTTGTGGCAGGAATTAAAAAAAGAAATTTTACACCAGGATATTGAAGCAATCTTTAAGATGGAAACAGAATTGTTTCCTTGTTTAGTTGATATGAGGTTTCTCGGTGTACGTGTAAATCAAGAACAAGCAGCGATCGAAAAGAAAACATTAGTTGAACAAGAGAAAAAAATGTTAGGTGAGGTGTTAGTAAGTACGGGGATAGAAGTTCATATATGGGCTGCAAGATCTATTGCTAAAGTATTTGATAAATTAGGATTACCTTATGATCGAACTGCAAACACAGGAGCACCTAGTTTTACTAAAAACTTTTTACAAAATCATCCACACAATGTGGTGAAATGTATTGCTAAAGCTAGAGAAATTAATAAAGCTCATACAACGTTTATTGATACCATCTTAAAATATAGTAAAAAAGGTAGGATCCATGCGGAAATTAATCAACTTCGTGGTGATGGTGGAGGGACCGTGACAGGCAGATTTAGTATGAATAATCCAAACTTACAGCAGATTCCAGCACGAAACAAGGATCTTGGACCACGGATCAGATCATTATTTATTCCTGAAGAAGGATGTACCTGGGGTTGCTTTGATTACAATCAACAAGAGCCTAGACTCGTTGTGCATTACGCAGCTTTACAAAATCTTTATGGTGTTGATGAAGTTATCGATGCTTATAAAGCAGGAGATGCAGACTTTCATAAAATTGTAGCAGACATGGCAGACATACCTAGACCTCAAGCTAAAACAATTAATCTTGGTTTGTTTTATGGTATGGGAAAAAATAAACTACAAGCAGAACTTGGTGTAAGTAAACTTCAGGCAGAAGAATTATTTAAAACGTATCATGCTAAAGTTCCATTTGTTAAAATGTTAATGGACGCAGTAATGAGACGTGCACAAGACTCAGGTAAGATAAGAACTTTACTTGGAAGACTGTGTCGTTTTCCTTTATGGGAACCAAATCAATTCGGTATTCATAAAGCATTACCTCATGATCAAGCGCTCTTGGAACACGGACCAGGGATCAAAAGAGCCTTTACCTACAAAGCATTAAATAAATTAATACAAGGATCAGCAGCCGATATGACTAAAAAAGCTATGATAGAACTACATAAAGCAGGAATTATACCACATGTACAAGTGCATGATGAGTTGGACATTTCTGTAAAAGATGATAAAGAAGCTAAACAGATAGTTGATATAATGGAATCAGCTGTTGAACTAGAGGTACCAAACAAGGTAGACTACGAAACAGGTACTAACTGGGGAAACATTAAATAGGAGGAACTATGGAAACTATTAAAGGAATATGGGCGGAAGCAAAAGCTCATAAAAAAATATCAATAGCAGCAGCTGTTGTAGTAGTTATTTTAATAATAGCTGCATTTTAAGGAATGATAGATGGCATATCTCAACGCAAACATACCCGTAACATATGCCCAAATTAGGAGAGAATATTTATATGACCTTAAAGAACATCATGGAGAAGTGGAAGACTGTATGGTTTTTGGGATTGCATCGATTACAGGGCGTCCTATACTCTTTCATGCAATTATGGAAAATGGTGCTGTCTACTATCGCCTACCGAT